TCGATTATCCCTAAACTTATGAATCATGTCCTTTTGGTAATCATACATGTGAAATGGAACTAGACCACGATCCACATGAATAATTTGAACATAATTCTGGATAAAATATTCAGGATCTTCCTTGCATTTCATATATTCAGAAAGAGACTCTTCTGTCCATTCTATTTTCTGACCTACATTTTTTAAATTGGGATTTCCAAGATATGTGGTTGATGCCATTAGGTTTTTTCCTTTTTCATCTTCAACAACTTTTGTAATTCAGCCGTTGACCCCACGAAGACTGCTTGATTAGTGATTTGTGACGGACCTTTCTCTGCGCTCAATTCCTTTTTGGTTTTGTGTAGATTCATCAGTTCCTTGTTTGCATCCAGACCAGACTTTATCAACTGACCTACCACTTCGAACGCTCGCGCATTTTCCGACTGTTTCGCAATCTCCAACATTTCTTCTACCGCATCTTGATTTCTTTCGATGAGATTATAGTAGTTTTCACGGGCATAATTATAATCGATTTCATCATCTTTGCCAGTTGTTTTAGGTAGAACTCTTGGGGCAGGGGTTGGTTTCATTTCTTGAGTAGGAACCAAACTTGTAATTTTAAGAATTTCGTCTATACGACTATCCATCATTTTTCTTTCAATTTCGTTTCCCAAAATGGACCCAATTCCTTTATACACTCTGATGACAAAGGGCTTACAATTCTATATAATTCTGTAGCTGGTTTATTCAGAAACAATTCAGATTTATAATATTTTTTAATTTTATCACATATACAGAAACAATGGTTTGCGACCATTTCTTCTTTTAATGGTTTTCTTGTTCCTTTGTATTTTGTATTGCCTAAAAAATAGATCGTTTCATAACAAGACTTAAACATCAATAAAAGGTCTTCGGTCTTATATGTATATTCTGCGTAGGCTGTTGACCCAATAGAACAAGCTAAAATAAGAAAAAGAAACCGTTTCATTGCTATAAAGTAACATCCAGGCCAGTTGTTGGATCATTATCAATTGTATCATCAAAATATTCAAATGTTTGTGTATATCCAAAGTCATCACTCGCAGTAACATCTGTTGGGTTTGGAGTGGTTGTGATACGTGATTTGATTCCAGCAGCGCCAGTTTCTGTAGAACTTGATTCGTTTAGAACTTTCATTATTCCTGTTGCATTTGGTGAACCAGCATCAGCATTCAGAATCAAATAATTAGTGGTAAAGGTTGTACTATCTTCTAATATAATGTATTCTGGTTCTTCTATTTCACTTGTGCCGGGTGTTCGTAGATGCACCAGAACTGTTTTAACAACTGATCCAGATTTAACATCGGGATAAATATAACCCTTGAGCATAAAATTGAAAGACCAGATAATTTCACGTTTTAAACTAAATTCACCTTCGTAGGAATCTTCAACCGTAACATCATTTAAGATTATTACAATATCCGGCGCAATATTCATTTCAGGAATCAGTTTTACATTAACACTAAATTCTGGAGTAAAAAATGGTACAATTTGTTCAAAAATCTGAGCGCCGTCTTCTGCATTTTCCACTGCCGCAGTTAAACCAAAATCAAAATTATAAGGCACAGGATTATATTGTTTCATCAAAGTGCTGGTTCCTGCTACAGTATTGGCCGCGTAGACTTGACCAATCGTATTTAATTTTCTAGTTCCATCATACGTAATTCCGCTCATAACAAAACCCATTCTTGGAAGAGTTGTCATAACACTAGCATCTGTTGTTGACATTTTCCGTATATGTAACAACATTTTATCTTTTGCTTCGTACGCTATCGGAACTTTAATTTGTTCCGTGATAACTCCAGATGAATTTTTTCTTACAATGTTTATATCATTAAAAAGAGTTCCAAAAACTGCTACATACTTTCTAATTGTCTGGTGATAATACGTTATTCCTAACATTATTACAAACTCCCAAACGGATTACCTTCAGTAAAATCAATAATAGCATCGGCTGCAGCTTCTATCTCTACATTACTGGAAGTAGCCGCTGTATTTGCGGCAGATTGTTGAGCATCAAAAGAAGTAATAGAGTAAGATGCACTGGAGCTATCTCCAATAATATTTACAGTCCCTGAAAAATTACCTGTCATATTAAGAAGATTGAGAATTTTAGTAGTGGAATTCCAACTACCCACTTCACCCTTAACCGTAGCAGCAGCAAGTGATGCTCCTTGATATACCGTTTCGCCCACAGTATAGTTTCCACTACCAGTATTCATTGTGAAATCAATGGAATAAGAATGTGCTCGTTCAATTGCATCTATAGTATCAATACCAGTATCAAATTTTTGATCAGAATAGGTAAACATTTCACATAGCATATCATAAGATTGCAATTGCCCGGTCTGATAAAATATAGCTTCATCTTCCACAAACAATATTTGAAATAATGCCGATGTTGTTGGAAAATAAATCAAATCTCCCTCATGTGGAATTTTTGCCCGTCCATCAGTAGTCATTCCTAGTTCACCAAATCTACGTTTAGCAACAGTAAAGGTAATTTGGTCTTTTATTTGTAGACCCCACTTTGCAATGAAATCTCCCTCACCCTCAAAACCTTCTACATTTTTAATATACATTTCAATTGTATGAGCACTATTGAATGATGATGACGCATCTTCTCCCAACAAAGTATCTTCATTATTTAATGTTTTTGGAAGATAATAAACATCAATTCCATATGTCTTAATAGATTCGATCATTAAATTTTCTATCAATCTATTTTCTGGAGTATTTGTTCCATGATGATTGAAATATTGATTTGTTGCCATTGATTATCCTACTGAAAAGTCCACAGGTAATTCATATTTCACTTGCATCTCCTCTTCAATTCTTTCCAACTCCGCGGTGGCATCATCATACATTTGTCTACCATTTAAGGTTATGCCGCCGGGCAATTGTAAACCTTCAAACTTGATGAGATTTTGGCCCCATTGTTTCTTAATCAGAGCAGTGGAATATTTCTTGAGAAACAAATCACTCCAAACATCACTATATGTTGCCGGATCAAGAATCTGATCACATTCTACCACAATCCAATCATCTATATCGACATCAGACCCCCAAGAAATTTCTAGGTATAACCTGTCCGCATGGCGATTATATCTGAATAATGTCCGGCCAGTGAACATTTCATCTATCATTCGTAGATGTTGTTGCGAGATTTCATAGGTTGCAAGTCCAGAACCAAGCCTGTATAAATCGTTTAATGCAAATTGATACTTAACAGAAAACATGGAAGAAGAACCAAAATTATCATAGAAAGGAATCACTCTCCTAATACCAATAATTGATTCTGCAATTGTCACATATTTTTTATCATAATCACCAAAGGCTGTCGCAGTTGATGCGTGAGTTGTTGCGGTTGCACCACTAGTAGATCCAGTAAGTGTTTCTCCAGTTGAAAAAGTAGTGGTTGTATTTGCATAATAGGTATTACCATCTCCTCCAGATTTGACTTTTGGATCTTTGTATCTTAGTGTTGTATTTGCACTATGATATGCGTGTACTGTCGCTCTTACTCCACTTGTTCCACCAGTAAAAAGTTCACCATTCGAAAAAGAACCAGTTGGAGACGATGCTAATTTGAGTGTAGAACCAGTTATTTGATGTTTCAAGTATGTTACTTCAGTTGCATCAAAATGGTATTCTTGAAAAAACTGTAAACCATCATCTATGCAATCTTCTACCTGATCATCATCGATATTGAGTTCCACCACCGGCCACCCAAGTTTACGTTTACAATAATCCTTAAAAGTTGTTCTTGTAGTTGGTTGTGTCATTTTGTTGCCTCTGAGGATATCGTTATAATTCCTTCTGCTAGTCTTTCCACTATTGTTCCTCCAGATTGCGTATATTCAACATCATAAACATAATTTCCAGACGAAACTGCAGCCGTTTGAGTCGCAGTCAAGGAAATTGTTACGTTTGAACCAGCAATAGCAGTTGTTAATGTAGTAATATTATTTGATGAATAATAAGATTGACGCATCTTTGCAGCAGCAGTGCCAGAAGAAATAGTAACATTTCCACTAGTAGAATTTTGTGCAGTGATTACTTTTTCAAACGTGCATCCTTGATCGATTACAAGATTTACCGTTTGTTTTTGAAGAGTTAGAGCCACAATTTCTCCTTAAACTATGAATATAAAATAGATTTCTCTGTATATTTATATGCTAAGGAAACTATGACCTAACTATATTGGAAGGAACTGGGGATTTATCGAGAACACTACCGTCCGGAAGGTGTAATTTGTGTTCGTAAGTATGTTTTTTTGCTGATTCTTCTGACTTCACAACTGCAAGTGGAATCTGAAATTCAGTAACTACATTTCTGTAATTACTGTGTATTTCTTCCATTTGAGAACGTTGAACTTCTCCCTTGTCTATTTTTCCTTGCCATAATTGGTCATATTTCCAGACAACATCATGAGGGCGTAGATCAACATCATAAATCATTGCAAAAGGTGTTTCTGATTTTCCTTCATCTATGCATTTCTGACAATGTTCTTTGGAGAAAAGGTTTAGACCATCGGGAGTAACAGGACGCACATGAGAAGGATCTGAAGTGTAATTCCAGTGCCAAGGGCTCGGAACATGAACATTGATTGTTGCATCATCTTCACATATCCGATACATCTCTTGTAGTATCTTGATATAAATCTTCCAATCTGCTCCAAGATGTTCCAGAGTATGTTTAATTAGAATCTCGGAAACCGAATTGTCTTCCCACGGCCAAGGAAATTCTTCCAGATCGTGAACTACATCACATTTTGAATCATCGTAGAAATCAACATTCACCCATCCATCTTTATAATCATGACCACAGCCAAGATTAAGCTTTGTCATCTTCTTCAAATACCGCCATATCAAAAACCTCTTCTACCAATCCAATTTCAATTGGAGAAAGTTTCAACTCCGATGGAAATTTGATTTTGTCGATTCCTTCAATTTCAAACTCTTCTTCCATGATTTCTCCAAGAGCAGTTGAAAAAGCTTGAATATGAACCTCGGCAACCTTTGTGTTGCCTTCATCATCTTCATCCCCAAATTTTTTGATGAGTTTAACACGAACATCATTCCAATCTTCCTGTGCTGACCCCATCTTTTTAACGAAACGGTTAAACCAGTAAGCATCCTTTGGAGGCCAATCTTCAAACGTATTACACTTTGTTAGAGTTTCCATAAATTTTTCATTCATAAAAACAGCATTCTTAAATTTCATATTAAATCCTTTTCATATATTTTCTGAAATTGTTCAAATACAAACTCCGGTTCAATATTAATGTTGCGTGGGTCCTGAGGTTCAAACTTTTCCTCATCCCATTCTCCATCACGAAACCAATAATTAATGTTTGTATTTTGCTTATAACCAAATTGTGGCCATCGTGTACCACCCCAAATTACCACACCTCTTCTTCCAGCACTGCGCGCAAAGTGGTTCAAACAAGAATCCACCGAA